GAATCAGGATTATTGGAATATAGACCAGGTATATACTGCTTTATGGTTTGATATTCCTGAAGATATACTCTTTGAATGGAAAGAATACTCTTTAGATTACTATACAAGAGAAGTTAAAAAGAAAAAAACAGATCCATTTATAAATTTAAAGAACTTTTACTTTATGAAAAAAGGAGAATGTCAGAAATCCGAACAACTAAAGATTGAAAAGAAATCAATCTAAAAGATATGACAGAGGAACACATAATAAACTGTATCAAGAAAATCAAAAGAGATGGTTTGATAGTAAAAGAAATTTATTGTTGATGATACGATTGAGTGGGTTGAGATGTAGAAATTTATAGAGATGAAGAGGTAGAAAGAGAACGACTTATAAAATTTTATGAGGAGTTATTGAGAAGAAAATGATTAAACTTTTAAATTGTAAAAATACAGATGGGAGAAATACGAATCCAAAAAATAGACGGTCAAGAGTTCGTACCGTATAAGGACTACCTCAGGTTAAAAGATACAGCACACGAAGAATTATCTTACTTGAAAGAAGTCGCCGAAACTGTAAAGGAATTAGAACAGGAGAACAAAAAACTCAAATCAGACTTAGAACAGTTTAGTGAAGCATATAAGAGATACCGAGATTACGAGAAAGAAGAACTTGCTGAGAGTTGCTATGATTTAGAAAGAGAGAATAAAAAGCTGAAAGAGAGAATCAAAGAGCTTGAATATCTTTGAGATATAAACGAGGAACTTATGCAAGAAAACAAACAACTAAAAGCAAGGCTTGAAGAATATGAAAATTTACCGTTTTAAATAGTAACCAATAAAGATGGAGAAACTTATAGAGTTATTAAATGAATATAATATAGAATTGCATTGAGTTGATAGAACTTATAAAGACGGTTTTGATTTATGATACGAGCAAGAGTATATGAGAGATTTCAGAGTTGCTTACTTAATAAGTAAATCATTCTGATTTATAGAACGGTTAGTTCAGAATGATAAGATAAACTTTGAAAAAGCAGATGCTGATATATCAAAAGATATAGTTTTATGAAGAGAGCCTGACTTTTATGACTTTATGGTATACAGAAGATTTCTTGATGAAGAAAAAGTTTTAATGCTCCTTGCTATATCAGATACGCCTATCGAAGATTTAATTAGTTATTTAAAATAAAATGAGGAGCTGATATTTTGACAAGAAGATAAGGAGTGAGAGAATAAAAACAAAGATAAAACTGATTAACCGAAGACAGAAAGTCTATGAATATAGATATTTATTAGATTGGAAGAACTGATACCGAATATTAACAGATCGCAAAGAGAAAACTCTCTATTTATCAAAAAGAGATTTCCACTAATCAGACTTTTATATTTTATTATTTTACAAATGCGACTATTCACATATAAAACAGATGAGTGATACAACTCAATCCTAATAAAGAAAAACAATTTAGATGATGCATACTATGAATTTATAACCAACGTTACAGATTCATGCTACATCGTCTCAGTTATTAGTTGATATATAGACTAATCAGACTTTTACTTTCTTTTTTAAAAGATGAATAAAGAACTCATAGAAACTTTAGTTGTCTTAGGTGCAACAATCATTGTATTTTTACGAGCTTATTTCTGTCAGTAATGCTTAAACCTCTCAAAGAAATCAAAAATAAAGACAAAATCCTCTTTCATTGCACAATAAAGCAACCTTTCATTAAAGGAATGCGGTACTGATACATTGAAGGAGAATTAGTCACTAAAACTTCAACAAAACAAGGCTGTCTTATCTCTCTTGATAGGTACTGTAAAGAGAAAATAAAGATAGCAAGAGGAGAGATAGACCTTGAAGAACAAAACCTAAAAAGATTATTTAAACTAAAATATAATGCAAAAACTCACAAGATCTAAAGCAATAAAAAAACTAGATGCCGTCTTCAGTGAATACATAAGGCTAAGAGATTCAGATGAAAATGGTATCGTTACTTGTCCTTTATGCTGAACAAGGATAAAGCGAAAGAATGCCCAAAATATGCACTTTATCACAAGAGGCTGTTACTTGTACCGTTACGATGAAATCAATTGTCATGCAGGATGTATGAGATGTAATGTATTCTTAAACGGGAATTACATAGTCTATACAAGGCGAATGCAGAAAACTTTCGGAATCGAGAAAGTCGATGAAATGATAAAGAATAAAGCAACGGTATTTAAAATAAGTACTCCAAAACTTTTGGAAATGATAGACGAATATGGAGAAAAAGTGGACAAGCTAAAATCTCTTTACATTAAGGAGTAAAAAGCTATAAGATTGGTACTCTATACAATAGAGTAAAACGTTTTGAAGGAGTGGGCTTTCCTAAACTAAACAACCACTCCTTTTTTAGTATCTGAAAAAATATAAAAATTTACTATTTTTAATGAAAAAAAGTAAAAAAAGATTTGCAATTAGAAAAAAAATCACTATACTATAGATGTAATTGAATTAGGAAAGCAATTACAAACGTTTTATTCTCTAATGTATAGGAAAATGTTCTATGAAAAATTTATGCAAATTGCTACTAAAGAAGAAATTAAAGAAGTAGTAAACGATTACTTAAAATTGTATCCTGTATTTGATAAGGATCAAATCACAATCGAACAATATATAAGTAATCTTTACGAGGCAAGATTAAACGAGGAGTGCTAAGCTCCTCTCCTTTATTTCTTAATTGGTATAGCAATGAATGAAAAATATGAATGGTATGATAAAGAATATTATGAAGAAAAAGTTTATGAAATGGAATTAGAAGAATATTTAATGGATAAATCTGAAGCAAAACAAGAGTTATCATTTGAAGAACGAGAAGAAATTCAACGAGAAAATGAATAAAGTTGAAACATCACAAGCAAGATGAAAAAAGGCTTGTTCTTTTTACCACAACTAAAACAACTATGCTTGAAGTGAAAAAACAGATCGACCTTGCAAGAGAAAAGGGGGTCGATTATCATACTGTAAAGAACAATAAAAAGAAGTATATCCCTATTATGTTCAGAAATTCACAAACAAACTATAACTGAAAATGATATTCAATAAGATATATTGAAGTTGAAAAAGTTTTGGAGTATCTAAAAGATAATAAAATCATCTAAAAATTTACTTTTTCTATTGAAAAAAAGTAAAAAAGGAGTATAAGGAAGTTGTGGTTAGACTAAGAAAAGAGCTGATAATTTTATTGGCTTCTTTTTTAGTAAATGCTTTCAGAAAAACAGATAAACCAATTCATAGAGTTTTACCGTGGTTTATACGGTGATACAAGTAAAGCAACAGGGACAGGGAAACTCCCTGAAATAAATAAATCCGAAGAAGAAAACCATATAAAATTATGGAAAGAGTTTTTGACTTCTTTAATAGGGGTAAGGAAATCAAAAAAACCTTATACTCATAAAGGAGGAAGAACTGAAACAATGATTGACGCAGTTTTCAATAAACTGTGGTTTTGATACTGACCTGTCGTAAGATAGTCAGATTTTTTATTTCTTTAAAATAAGGAAATGCCAAAGCAAAAGTACAATCGAGAAGAAATAAAACAAGAGTTCTTTGATAGCGAATATACAGAGGTAAAGGGATTTTTGATAAACAAATGATATACTTATGATAAGATGTCAAGAATGAGAACAAAAGGGCGAACCAAAGAAAAAAAGGAACATAAAAAAAATATATTAAATAAAACACAAGAAGGAGAAATACAAGTCAAAATCGATTATGCAAAAAGGAGAGAACAAAAAGTTCAAGAAGCTATTGATTGGATAATAGACGATATTATTAAAAGAGTAAAGAATACAGAAAACCGAAAAGAAAGAGTAACCTACTTAGAGAAGTTAAAAGAAGATATTGGAGAAGGTAAGAAAATGATATTGGATGTTAACAATACAAGTCACGAAAGAACAGAAGAAGATAAAGCTATTTTAGATAAAATCAAAAAAGATTTATGACTAGACGGAGTGAAGTTTTCTGATTAGATTTCTTCCATTTCTGTAACTACTATTTCAGAGAGTACTATTCTTTTGATACTCCAAAAGCTCTTATGCAATATTACAGTGAACTGAATAAATGAAAAAATGTTTTCTTTGAATGATTTAGAGGTTGTGCAAAAACAACGATTGCTCAAATGTATGTAATACGAAATATCCTCTATAAAAAAAGAAGAAATATAATGCGATATTCTCAAACGATAGATAATGCACAAGAGAATCTGACTTATATAGCAAATAGTCTTATCAATGATGGATGAATAGGAGAAAGAATCTGTATGGATTATTGAAATCTCTATTATCCTGAAAATATCACAAGAAATGGACTAAAAAAGCAAAAAACATTATCAAAGTTTATCACTGAAAACAATGTATACATAAGAGCGATGTCTTTAGGTACTTCTCCAAGGTGAAAGAACTATACAGCACCAGACGGGAAATTCAGACCTGACTTGCTTATCTTTGATGATGTCGATACAATAGCAAGTACTCAAAGTAAAAAGATAATAGATAAGAATTACGAGTTCCTTTTAAATGAAGTTCTTTGAGGAGCTTCTTGAAGTCAAATAATCTTCTTAGGGAATACGATTTATGAAGATTGACTTGTTCCGAGATTTAGGGAACATGTAAAGAACTCTAAAGATTGGGAAGTAATAAGACTACCAATAAAGGTAAATAACGAGATAGTACGAGATAGATTTGTAGAAACAGACAAAGAGGCTGAAAGTCTGAATGCTTGAATAAGTGAAAGTAATAAAAAGTATGTATCCCTTGAAACAGAGAAAAGGAGATTGTGAACGATAAGTTATAATCAGAATTATCTTCTTTTACCTTATACAAGGGGCGAACATATCATAACAAGAGATATGATTCAATACTCAAACTACTCTTGACCGTTTGATAAAATCCAATTAGGAATCGATCCAGCAATTTCAGAAAAAGAGGGAAGTGATAGATTCTGAATCACTGTTTCTTGAAAAAGAGGAGATAAATGGTTTGTGTTGGAATCCATAGGACTTGAGAAAGAAGAGAAGAATCCAAAGAGGGCGAGCGAAGTCGTAAGACAATTATATTTAAAGTATAATGCAACAAGGGTAATTGTGGAAACAGTAGCTTTTCAATTGATAATGAAACAAATCTTTCAAGGGCTTTGACTTGCAACTGAAGGAGTAAAGACCACGAAAGACAAAACCACAAGGCTTTTGGAGAAACAGTTCCTTTTTGAAGAAAAGAACATCTTCTTTAATCCAACGAAAACAGAAAACCTTGTGAATGAATTGTTGGAGTTTCCTGATGGAGAACACGACGATTATATCGATTCTATGCTCTTTAGTTTGCACGAAAGAGAAAAAAAGTTCTTTATTTCATCTTTATAGCAATATGACGAAAATCAAAAACCGTTGTCAATTTGAGATGTTAAAACGAACAAAGCTTGAGGAGGTAATCCTTAACTTTATCCAGGAGGAAATGAAAAACGATGAAGACAAGGGGCTTGATAGAAATATTGCCGACTTCAACCTTGAAGAATTACGGTTCTATATTCAGAAAAGGAAGAAGGAATACGAAAAGAGTTGAAGAAAGAAGTTTGAACCATTTAATTAGTTTTTAATTTATAACCATTATAAAATGAGTGTAACAACAAAAGAAAAATCATTTTCATCTATTGATGAAAGAAGTTTTAACCTCAAAGAAACAAGAGAGATTGAAGAAAAAATCGACATCATAGAGAGATTGCAATTTTTAGCAAGTATCAGTAACAACTGTAAAAAAGTCTTTACGGAAGCATACCAACAAAACGAGCAAATCAAGAAAAATGTAGAATACTATAATTATCGAGTAGATATGATAAACGAGGCAATAGATGAATTAAAATTGGAGAGAAGTAAGCTTGAAAGAATAGAACTCCCTGAATGATTCCATATTGACGATAAAGAGATTTCAAACGCGTTTCCAAAGATAGAAATCAAATAGAAAAATAAGTCTGAGTTTATATTCAGGCTTTTTCTCTTTTTTAAAATTTGGAGAAACAAGGATTTCTGACTATAAAGAACAAGTTTTATATCATTTTTCGTAATGATGAATATTATTGAATCAATCAAAAGAGCATTTACTCCAAAAGTAGTAACAAAATCTTTCTTATGAAATTCACTTGGAGGAATTACAGGACTTTCTTTAAACAACAACACTTACTATGAACTCTATAAGATGAACGGAGATATTAGAGGTGCAATTCATCTTATAAGTGGAGCAGTAGCAAAAAACGGAATCTATTTACAAGATAACAAAAGACAAACCGTTGAAGATAATGTACTTACTGATGAAGTAGCTTATCTTTTCCAATCTCCAACTTTTGAGAAATTTAAACTCTCTCTTTTTAGGAACTATTTTGTTTCATGAGAGTTGTATATTGTACCCGTTCAGAATCTTCAAGGGGAAAATGTAAGACTTCAAGTTTTAGATAGTAGGAGTATCACAAAAACGATTGTAAACGGGAAGATTACCAATTTCAGATACAGCAACGGAACAGAATCAAAAGTATTCCAACCTGATGAGATTGCTTTCTTTAAATTTGAGGAAGATATAAGAGAATCAAATAACGGAATGAGTCTTTTAACGGGAGTTGTTTATGATGGGCTTTCTGACCTTGAAGCAATGAAAACTAATTACTCTTTTTATCAAAACAGTGCCATTCCTTCTGCTATTCTTCTTCTTGACGGTGACTTGTCTTATGAAGAACAGCAAAACGCAAAAGAAATCTTTGATGCACAATTTAAATGAAGTGAAAACCAACACAAGACTCTTTTAGCTTGAGGAATTAAAGATGTTAAAAATCTTTCAATCTCAAATAGAGATATGGAATTTATCAATCAAAGACATCTTACAACGGAAAAGATTTGTGCATTATTCAGAACACCTAAAGCATTATTAGGATATACTGACGGAGTAAACTATTCAACAGCAGAAAGCCAAACAAAAGATTTTGTTGAAGGAGCAGTTACAACATACACAAACGAATTGGAACATATTATGAATAAGTGTATTAGTATGTTCTTTCCAAAACTCTTTACGAATTATTGGATTAAGTGCGATTCAATGCAAGTACAGAAAAAGGAAGAAGAATTTGAATCACAAAGAAAGGATGTAATGAATGGAATAAGAACAATCAACGAAATCAGAATTGAAAGAGGGCTTGAACCTGTAACCGATGAAAACGCTGATAAATTGCTAATGAATAAGAATGTATCTTTACTTGAAGACATATCACTTGATCCTTCTTTAAATATTGAAGAATAAAATGAGTGTAGGAATAAATTATAGAAAGATTTTATCTTATGAAACATTGCTTAGTACCAGACTCCAAAAAATTTTTAAGAAGCAAGAAAAAGTCTTAATGGAGAATTTACCAGCATTGATAGAAAAACCTTTTAAAATAAATCAGAGCCTTTATAGATTGGAAACAATTTGAGGGAACTTATACAAAAAAGATAATAATTCTGACCCTTTACAGTATTTACGAGATGAAATGGGAGTAGGAGAGGAAATAGAAGCAACTCAAACCGTTATCGAGAAAGTAGGGGAGAAGTGATACAAAAGACAATGGGAAAGATTTAAAGAAGTTTTAATCAATGCAGGATTCGGCTTTTCAATTGCTGAAATTCAAAATTATTCTAAATTATTTGGAGAAACTAACCTTTCTGACTATAAAGGAGCTATAACAAGGACAACAAAAGAAAAAGTGTTAACAACGATTAAGGAGGGATTGGATAACAACCTCACTTATACGGAGTTATCAAAGGAAATCACCAAGGTGAGTTGAGAGTTGTTTTGAGCTAATAGAGCGAAGCTTATAGCAGTAACGGAATTATGAAAAGCTTATGAATATTGAGCACACTTGCCTATTCAGAAAATGAAAGATGCTTGATTTGTTATGATGAAGAAGTGGGAAACTTGCCACGATTCAAGAGTAAGACCAACTCATAGAGATGCAGAAGCAGAGGGGCGAGTAGAAGATGATTTCGTTTATTCTCATTGATATGCTTATGCTTGAAGTGAGCCAAGGTGTAGATGTACAATGTTTTATGAAAGAAAAGATTTATTACATTTAACAGAACTATAATGAGTATTAAACTTAAAAAGGATTCAGATTTCTTTCAGATGAAAGCGAAATCTGTAAGAGAAATTGAAAACTGAATCGAGATTGAATGATACGCAAGCACAAAAGACAAAGATAGAGGGAAGGATGTAGTAGAGCCTACAGCTTTCAAGAGTGCTATTGCTGGATATATGGAAAATCCTATTGTTCTTTTACAGCATAACCAAGACAAACCGATTGGAGTAGTAAAAGAAGCAACAATTGACGATAAAGGGTTATATATCAAAGCAAGTATTACAGAAGATACTGACGGAGTCTTTTCTAAACTCAAAAACGGAGTAATGAGAGCCTTTTCAATAGGATACAGGATCAAGGATTATGAAATCGTTGAAGAAAAAGATGCACAATGATTTACTGTAGACTATCACCAAACAATTAAAGACCTTGAACTTTATGAAATATCTTTAGTAAGTATTCCAATGAATCCTTACGCATTATCAAAGAGTATTGATGGATGTTTCGAGAAGGAAGAGGAAGTTTTAAATAATAATACCATTGAAATGGAAGAAAACAAAGTAGAAGAAACAGTTGAAACAGAAACAGTGGAAACTGTAGAAGAAGAAACTGTAGAAAATACGGAATCAAGCGAAGCCGTTTCTGAAGAATCAGAAGTAAAAGAAGCAAGTGAAGAAACAGTTGAAGAAGTATCTGAAAATTCAGTTGAAACTACTGAAAATGCTGAAGAAACTGCAGAATCAGAAAGCATTGAAACAAAATCAATTGAAGTAAACACAAAATCAAACCTTGAAATAGAGGTTAAAGCATTACAAGAAGAAATCAAAGGATTCCAAGTAATGAGAAAAGAACTTGATGAAACAAAAGAACTCTTGAAAGGAGCAATTGAAGTTATCGCAAGTCTAGAAATGAAATTGAAAAAAGTTGAAGTAAGTAATTATTCTTACGAGCAACCAATTCAAAAAAAGAGTGGGTATGCAAATATTGTAAGCCAACTTAAAAATTAGTTTTATATCTATTTATTTTAAACAATGGAAATTAAAGAATTACTTGTTAAAGCAAAAACTCTCGGAGAAGTTGCTGTAGACGAAAAAGAATTTGCTGAATATGAAGCAAAAGCAAATGAAGTTATGAATACAGGAGCTACTAATTTCGGAAAAGAAATTATTCCTACAAACGTTATGTTGGACGATATGTTGGATATGCTTCCTAATTATTCATCTTTAATCAATATCTTCCCAGGAAATCACGGAACAAATATGCCTGTATCTGCTAAAGTTCCTGTAATTGGAGAAGCTAATCTTTTCAAAGGAAATTCAGAATGGACTACAGGAGCTGGAAGTTTCATTACTCCTGCTAATAATGGACCTATGACTGATGAAGTAACTATCACTCAAGGACAATACATTTTGACTGTTTCACTTTCAAAAAGAGAATTAAATTATGGACCTGCACAACTTGAAGCTATCATTAAAGATAGAATCAATAGAGCAGCTGCAAGAACTATCGACGCTGTAATCCTTAACGGAGATGCAGAAACAGGAGCTACAGGAAACGTTAACTCAGACGATTCAGCTCCAACAAGTGGAATCTACTACTTACAAAATGATCACGGAATCAGAGAAATTGCTATCAACAATTCTCAAACTGTAGATTGTGGAACACTTGACGCTGGAGATTTCTTAACTGTTAAAGCACAATTAGGAGAAGGATATCAAGCAGATTTAACAAACCTTGTATATCTTACAAATGCTTCAACTTATAACAAAATGTTGGCACTTTCAGAAGTTATCACAATGGATAAATTCGGAGCAGATGCAACAATCGTTAAAGGAGCATTAGCTAAAGTATTCGGAACAGATATCGTAGTAGTAAGAGACTTCCCTAATACAGAAGCAGACGGAAAGGTTTCAGCTACTGCATCAAACAATACAAAAGGAGGATTTGCTTGTGTTTATAAACCAGCTGTACAATATGGATTTGGACAACCTCTTGAAATCGATGCTTACAAAGTTCCAGGAAAAGGAGTTGACCTTGTAGCTACATTTGAATTTGGATTTGCAATTGCAAACAATGTAGCAGGACTTGGAAAGACTGTAGCAATGGGAATCAATGTAACATTATAGTAAAATTCCTTAAAGGGAGGGGAAAGATAAACTCCCTTCCCTTATTTATTTATATAACAAAAGTAAAAAATGCTTTTAAGAAATGTAAGTGGAGCTACTCAAAGAGTAACGACTATTGAAGGTAAAAAAGACATTAAAGATCAAGAAGTCTTTAAAGTAACAGCAGAAAAAGGAGCAGAATTGAGAAGAAATTATAAAACTATTTTTGCTGAAGTAGAAGCAGAAGAAGTAGAAGTAGAAAAGAAACCTTTAAAATCTAAAAAATAGAACCAATGTATGCAAGTCTAACTTTATTTAAAAACTATCTTTGAATTGATGCAAGTGATACGTCAAGTGATGATATACTTACTTTTTATCTTAATAGTGCTAATGCAATTATTAACAAATATTGTGGAGTAAAATCTTTTGATAAAACACAATATGAAGAAGTAGTTTTTGTTAAAGATTGAAGCTTGTGAAACGTTGCTATTTACCTTAATAATAAACCTGTAATAAGTATCGATTCTATAGCTTGAAATACTTATACAGGAGTAAAAGGTACAGATTACCTTGTAATCAATGATAGAAAAGTAGTTTTAAATATCCCTACTGATTCAAAGCTTATTTATGGATATTTACCAATTGTCTATACGGCTTGATACGATAGAACAACTTGAAGTGATGAAATCCCAGCAGATCTACAACTTGCTGAAATGATGCTTGCTTGTGGAATCAAACAAAGTAAAGAAAGTCTTTGAGGAATCCAAAGTTATAAACTATGAGATGAAACAGTAACTTTCTGAAGTTGGGGAAATAATACTCCTGAAACTATCTATTCAAGAGTTAGTGCAATATTAGACAATTATAAAAACTTTAAATTAAACTATTAAGAAAATGCTATTTCATACGACCGCTACAAAATATTGATATACAAGAAATGCACAAACGAACATCAGTACTTATGGAAGTACTTGAACAAGTTTTAAATGTAATATTCAACCGTTGACTACTACGGAGATTACAGCTTTAGGACTTGAAGGATGAGCAATGTATAACAAATACAGAATCTATACAAGAGAATCACTAACGGTCTGAGAAAAGATTTCAGCTTTATGAGAAACTTTTATTATAGAAAGTGTGCAAGTATGGAACGGCTTAAGAGATAAATATTTTAAAATCATAGCTACTAAATCAAATGGGGTATAGATTTGTACGAAAAGGGCTTGATGAGATAGCAAAACTAAGCTCTCTCTCAAGTAAAAGTCTAAAGGAGGAAATCTTTGAGGAGATTGGAACAACTGTTCAGAATTATGCTAAAAGGAATGCTCCTTATGATACTTGAACCTTACAGAAAAGTATAAATCACTATTCAACCGAAAAAGCGGCTATTATCTGAAGTATGGTAAAGTATGCTTTAAGGAGAGAGTATGAAAACAATCTTCATCCTCAAACGAAGCATTATCTCAAAAGAGGATTTACCGAACACAAAGAGGAAATCCTAAAGAAAGTAAAAGCTATAATCAAAAATCATTTATAAATAATCTAAGCGATGACTACTACTTATTCATTTAAAGAGATTTGAGAAACTATCTATAATAAACTTTTAGAAATCAAAAGCACAAGAGTTTGAGAAGTCTATAATCACGATGTAAAGATTGAAAGCTGAATCTCTTTACCAGCAATTATCATAAATCCTTCTGATTGATGAATTGAATATTTAGATTCATGTAATTATGAAGAAAATATCAATTTCACGGTAAGAGTAATTGATAGAATCCAAGACGGAATAGCAACGGTGGAAGATAATATCAGAATCCTTGCTGATGAAGTACTTGGGAAATTAAAAGAGATGAATGATATTGTTTGGAGTAGTAGCAATTGAAGGACGGTAAAATTTACTATCGATTATCAATGGTGATTTACTGATACTCAAGAACCACTTAGAGCATTTATTGTCAATTTGCATTTTACCGCTATAACAAAATAACCAATGGTAAAGAAAGTAAAAATCTGTATGGAGTGCGGAGAAAAAGAAGAAACTCCTGTAGTAAAAACAAAAAGAAAAGAAAAATATTATTTCTTCCCTACTTATGGAATCGGAGTCTATGCAATGAATATGCAAGAGGCAAAGATTAAAGTAGAAGAATTAAGAAAAAAATTAAAGTAGTTTTATTTAATTAAATATATTCAAAAATGAGCGAAGCTTATATTGGTAGAAGGTCAGCAATTGGATTGGGAAAAGAAACAACACACGGAACAAAAGCCGCAGTTGAAGTATGGATTCCAAAAGAGAGTTGACTATTAAATCCTTCTTTTGAGGAGGCACAAGATACTTCAGGATATGGAGTTATCGATGAAGTATATGATAGTTTCACAACTAAAAATTCTTCATCTTGTAACCTATCAGGAATCGTAAGAGATAATTTTATTGGATACTTGCTTTTAGGAGCTATGGGAACTTATACACCTGTTAAATGTTTTACAGGAGCAAGTATTACAGGGACACCTAAAAGATGAGATGTTGTTACAGGAGGAATCTTAAAAAAGATTATAAAAATCTGAGATGTAAATTATTATTTCTTTTCTGGAACAGTATCAGAAGGAGAAATCGAAGGTACAGATTGGAGTGGAACTTTTACAGAAGTTTCAGGAGTAAACGGACACTTCTTTGAAAGATTAAACTCAAATAATCATCCTTCTTTCACGATGTATGATGATGATCCTATCGCTTGAAGTTATGCTCCTTATTGTATGGTAAATACCTTTGAAATCTCTTGCGAAGTTGCTGATTATGTTAAATTCTCTTGTGAAATGATGGGAAAACAAATGCAAGACAACGAAACGGCTGTAACTCCTGTATATACTGACGATAATGCTTTCACTGCTTCAATGGCATGAGTAAGATTCGCAGATACAGAAGACTTATTGAACAATGCAGGAACTCAATGTATGCAAAACTTCAGATTGACTATCAATAAAAATCTTACTGATGTTCAATGTTTCGGAAGTACTGACATTGATTCATTACATAACCAACAATTCACAATTGACGGAGATTTTGAGGCTTTATATACTTCAACGACTCTAAGAGATTATGTAATCAATTCTCAAAAGAAGGCTGTAAGATTTTCAGCAATCAATACGAATGTTGAACCATTGGATTGAGAAGGTGGAGAAGTTTATCCTTCAATTTATATCGACTGTATGAAAGTTGGATTGAATGAATGGACAAAAACAGATTCATTAAACGAAGTAATCAAACAAACAATGGGATTCAGTGGACAATATGATAATGCAACAGGAGCAACACTTGAAATCTTATTGATCAATGGAAATAGTACAGGATATTAAAAATCTTTCCCCTTATTGCTTTTAGTTGTTTTTGCGGTAAGGGGGAACTTTATAAAACAACTCTTTAATTTTTAACAGAAAGAGAAATGTTTGTAAAGAACATAACAGAAACTACTCAAAAAATAAGAATAGACTGAGTAGAAACAGAAATCGGAGCTTGAGAAGTTTTTCAAGTAACTGAAAGCAAAGCTGAAGAATTGGTAAGAAACTATCCTTCTATTATCGGTTATGCTGATGCTGAAGATGTTTCTTGAAGCTGAAATCTTTCAGACCTTGACGATGTAGATATTGTTAACCCTCAAGACAAACAAATTATGCAGTTCAACGGAACAAGTGAAAAGTGGGAGAATAAAGAAGTTACTGATATAAACGCTGATTATACTTTATCAGAATATAGTTTATGAAAATCCGTTTGACCTACAGATTATGGTCCAAGAAAAGGGGGAGTTGGTAATGAATGGGAAACTTTTCATATGTATCCAATGTTTAAAGGAGATACAATAAAAGTGTCTAATGGTATGGGTGTTCAAAATCAATGGAAAATAATGGTTATTTATGATACTAATAAAGACTTTGTTACTTCTTTTGCTTGAGCTTCAAAAACTTATACATTTGAAAACGATTGATATGTTACGTTCATAACTTATACAACATCATCTTCTACTCCTACTGTTCAGATTACAAGAGCTCACAAAATAGATTATTCTGTAAATCTTCAAGAGAATGCTCTAAATCAATCAGTAGAGAAAGATGTACTTGTAGATATCTCTTCATATTTGCAACCTAACAATTATCTTAAAAATGATAATACTCTTGTAAGTTTTAGTGGACGATATTCTTATAAAGATATTCCTCTCCAAAAAGGAGATATTTTACGAGCATCTCTATGAGCTTGACCTTCAGTAAGCTGAGCAACACAGGCTCTTATTGTAAGAAATGGTTCTACAGTTGTTAATATTTGAGCAGGTATGACTAGATTTTATGCAACAGAGGACTGTACTTATTCTTGTTGTTGGGATAATGTGAATGTAAAGACAGCTTATGTAAGAGTGTATAGACCACAAGCAACAACTATTTGAACACTTATTACAAATCTTGAGAATACAAAAGCAGATAAAGAAAGTATAACTCCTATCAAACGAGCTGCTATTGGAGATAGTATCACTGCTTGAAATGAGGGGAATACTTGAAACTCTTATTCAAGAACAGCGGCAAGACTTGTAGGAGAAAGAGTAAGTCTTCAAAATCTTTGATATTGGGGACATACAATGAAACAAAGTTTAGCAACAACAGCATATAATGCTATTAGTTCTTGAACAAATATTATCACGGTTAATTTTGGAAGTAATGATATCTTTGTTTTAGGAAGTAGTCAATGGTGAGATGTAGATGAAGTTATAGCAAAACCAAGAGCAGATTTAGCAGATAATGTTTCATCATTAGAATCTCTTAGACTCTTTATAGAGAAATGTAGAGAGAATAAACCAGAAGCAACAATCTATTATATCACGGCAATCAAGAGAGGTGCAGATGAAACTCATATGGCATTTAATGAAAAAGTAATCGCACTTTGTAATTATTATTCAATTCAAGTACTCGATGCTTACCACGAATGTTCAATAAGACAATCAGATACTATTTATAAAAGAGATGGCATTCATCCAAATGATAATTGATGTACTGTGTACGGTCGTTGGCTCGCTAATAAAATAAACTTCTTATAATCTTTAAATCTTCAAGAAGATGAATTTAAATCTTAAACAAAAAAGATGAAAACCATACTTGAACGGTTGAAGAAACCGACGACTATTTGTAGCCTTTTAGTGTTTGTCTTTTCTTTATGATGAATACGAGCGAAACTTAATGCAAGGATTGATACTTTGGAACAGTTTAATAAGCAAGTAGACATTATCCAGTTACAAACAACCTTAAAAGAGATACAAGTAGATTTAACACGGATAAAGTCCGAATTAACAAGGATTCAGAATTTTAAATCATAACCAATTTAAAATGATTGAAGTATTGATAGGAATAGGGCTTTCTGTAATAACACAGATAGCAAAAAAGAGCAAGATAGATGCAAAGATAATTATTCTTGTACTTTCTATCGTTGCAGGTGGTGTATATTACTTTTTCAAAACAAAGTATCCTGAATTATTGGAGGAGGTTTGGCAGTATACTTTATGAGTATATGGAATAAGTCAGATCGTGTATAATTACGGAATATCTTTCTTTGAAAAAGAGAAATAAAAATCTGAATGAAAAAAGAAACTCCGATTATTGAGAGGTCAGAGTTTCTTTTACTTTATTTACATTCCCATAAACTATAATAATCAATGGATTTTAATTTTCAAGATATTTTAATGATATTTCCAATATGGATTATAAGAAGTATTGTAATAACTCTTTTTGTGGTTTGGATTTGAACGGCTGTTTATTGACTTGTGAAATTCCATAACGGCAAAATAAAAGAGTTTACTTTCATTTGAATTAAATTCATAAAGAAATAATCAGGCTTTTACTCTTTTAAATAAAACAACATGGAAGAAAAAGAATTACAAGGAGGATGTCTTTGAGATTGACATACTGATAAAGACCGACTTCTTACAGGAGAAATGGTGGACAATTTACCAGAATTGGAGAAACAAGACCAAATCATCTTTGAATACGACCAAACAGGAACGGTTGACTGTACTATTTATTCTGCTCTTGGTGCTTTATCTGATTTATGGAATAGAGAAGTAACAGACGAGCAGATAGAAGAAACGGTTGAAGAATCTTTTAAAAGATGAAGAGTAAGAGGGAAAGGTTGGTATGTACAAAGTGCAGTTGACTTGGCTTGTGATATGCGAATGAAGTGGTATCCAAAAGAAAAGGTGGCTTATTATAGAGTAAACAATTACAACGATGAGGAAATTAAAAAAATCATCGAAAAGAACTACTCTTTATGTACTTGATACAATGGTAATTTATCTTTTCAGAAAGATAGGAGAGATAACGGAAGATTAGATAATTCTTCTTTTGGTGCTTCTACCTACGGTCACGCTGTTTGTCTTATCGGTAGAGAGTGAAAGAAATTTGTAAAAGATAATTACAAAGGAAGAAAAGAGAATGGATATTATACCAATATTTATGAAGTAGTTCCTGAAATCTCAGAATTAAGAAGATGAGATTGTTGGCAGTTTTTCTCTTATGTAATCGTAAAAGTAAAAGATGAATCAGAAAAAGACATTGAGAGATTGAACAAAATGAAGAATATGATTGATAGAATGATAGAATACACGGAGGAATCAATCAAAATGAATAGTGAAATGCGAGAGAGCACGAACGATAGAGTATATCAAGAGAGATTACATGCAACAAACGACCAATTAAGACTTATTCTAATTAGTCACAAGCAAAAGAAAGAAGACATCGAAAGAGAGCTTTCAAGATATTTTGATTAGAAAAAAGAGTAGAAGTCAGGCTTCTACTTTTTGTTTGTTTTTGTTTTTCTTTTTTATATAGTGTTTGTAATTTTATTTTTTATTCTTCAAAGATGGATAATTTCAAAAAACGACGGAATGAAAGAGGACGATTTACAAAATTTTTGATTATTTGTTTTGTTTTGGTTCTTATAAAACTTTCTATTGTTTGAGTACCAGAAAGACAAATAGAAAAGAAACAAGTAGAAAAGAAAGAGAAAATTACAAAGACCGTTATTATAAGTGGGGATGAAGTAACATTAAACCTTATTGAATTTGAAGATAAAATTATTGAATCTCTTAAAAAGGCTATTGAATGATACGGTAATTGAAAGGTTGCTGAATGTATTGATTGATGTAAATATTGAGAAATAAAGGTCGATGTATCACACGAACCAAAGAAACATAAACATTTACAAGGATCATATGCTGTATTAAATAATGAGGTTTGTAGAGATGTTTATCATTATATTTGATGTAAATATAACTTTATCTTATATTGATATAGTGGAGATGTAATTCAAAATTATCATTGCTGAGATATTAAGAAGTGTAATAAAAAAGAGTAGAAGTCAGACTTCTACTTTTTCTTTTTAGTTTTTATTTACATCTATCAAATTCGTCAAGTTTTTCTCTAAATTTATTTGCGTCTTCAATAAACTTTTTTTCTAATTCATCATAATATTTTCCGTCAATCTCTTTTATTTCTTCTTTTCATAAAGTCCTATTCGCTTTGTTAATTTCTGCTCGTCTATCATATAAATCTACTATAAGCATTCTTGCTGGTTTAGAATATTGTTCTTTTGTAAGAAGTATAATCATTTTGTCAATCGTTGCTTGTGATTGTTCCAAATACTTATCAACATCTTGTGCTGTTTCAAGAACATCACAAGTTAAATCAAAAGTCAATTCTTCTACGATTTTATTATGAATTTCTTGCATTTTTTCATCTTCATAAGATGGTTGACAACCGGCAATAACAAAAACGCAAGGCAATAATAACAATAAAAGTTTTTTCATCATATATCATAAAAAGAATAAAAATTTATTTACCTTTATTCAAAAGAGAAAAAAATTCAAGAAAAAATCATTGTTTTAAAATTTGGAGAAAGTCCATTATTGGATTATATATAGAGTACTTTTATATTATAAAACAACTAAAAAATGGAAAACATTACTTTAAGTAACTGAAAAGTGGTAGAATTTAAAAACTCTTGGACAAGAAAAATGGATAGAGAGTATTCATCTATTCTTTACAAGGATGTTAAACGAGCTGATGAAAACAGTAAAACACAACTTAATCTTGATAGTGTTCAAAATTCAGAAGAATTTATAATTAAGTGTTTAACAAATCTTACCCAAAAAGATATTGATGATATGGAAACTAAAGACTATTCAGAAGTACAAAAGAAAGTACAAGAAGTCTTTAAAGAAGTAAAGTATGGGAGTAAATAAAGAAGAGGTTATAAAAAAGTATTGTAAAGCTTTAAGAAGTGGTTGAACGATAACGAAAGAGCATAGAGATTTTATACTGATAAAAGAGTTGTATCATTGTTCACCAACCGAGCTGGATAATGTAGAAGAAAACATCTTAGACTTACATTATGAAATGTTAATGAAAGAAAGAGAACGGCAACACATCGAAATGGAAAGAGAGAAACAAAGACAAAATCAAAAACGTTTACATAAGTAAAACAAAAGCAAATGGCAAGCAGTGACATGAAATTAGACTTGATTATCTCCGCACAAGACTTAGCAAGTAAAGAGATTGAAGGTATAAGAAGAAAACTTGATGATTTAACGAAAAGTACATCTGAAACTTGAAAAAATAGTGACGGTGTTTTTTCTAAAATGAAATTAGGTTGGGCGGCTGTTTGAACTGCTATTGTTTATGCTGGATCAAAACTTATCGATTTTTGAGAGGAGGCTGTAAATGTTGCTAATTCTTATGAAAGTGCTTTTGCTTGAGTTAAAAAAACTGTAGACGGTACTACTTCTGATTTTGTAAAACTCGACAATACTCTAAAGAAAATGAGTAAAACCATTCCTTCAACTTATGAAGAATTGGCTTGAATCATGGAACTTGGAGGACAATTGGGGGTATGAATTAACGACCTTGAGAAGTTTACTACTACTATTGCAGAACTTGGAACAGCAACAAATCTTACGAATGAAGATGCGGCACAAATGTTGGCACAATTTGCGAACATTACATGAATGGATTTAAGCAATATTGATAGACTAGGTGCAACTATTGTTGACTTGTGAAATAATTTTGCAACAACAGAAGCTGATATTGTAAATTTTGCAAGTAGAATAGCAGGTGCTGGAAATATTGCTTGACTTTCTGAAAGTCAGATTATGGGAATTGCAACAGCTTTTAGTTCTGTAGGAATTGAAGCTGAAGCTTGAGGAACCGCAGTTCAGAAAGTTTTACTTCAAATGAATAACGCCGCAACTCTTTGAGGAGATTCATTGATTGAATACTCAAAAGCAATTGGAGTAACTACAGAAGAATTTAAAGAATTACGAAATACACATCCAGAAGAAGTATTCCAAAGATTTTTGACTTCTTTAAACGATGCTTGAAGTGGTGCAAGTAAAATACTCCAAGATCTCGAGTTAAAAGATGAAAGACTTACAAGGGCTTTCTTATCTCTTTGACAAAACTCTGAAATTCTTACAGATGCAATTAGCAGAGGTAACGATGCTTGGAATGAAAATATCGCTCTTGTAAATGAGGCAAATCAAAGATACACAACAACAGAAAGTCAATTGATAATGCTCCAAAATGAAAGGGCAAATGCAATGGAAGCAATTTGAGAAAAGTTGCAAGGTGTAGAGTTGACTTGGGAAAGAATTAAGACGGCTGTAGTTGAAACAACGGCTGAGCTTATGGGTGCTAATCTTAGTGATGATAATTATGTAGTAGCTCTTGAAGGACAAGTGAAAACTTGCGAAGATAGAATGAAAATACTTCTTGAAGAATTAAAAGAAGGTAAAATTACAACGGAAGAATACGGAAGACTTTATGCGTCTTTAGTATGAAAAATTGATGATTATAATGTAGCTATTGACGAACAAACAGCGGCACAAAAAGAACTTGAACAACAAATAGAAAACACAAACAACTTCTTGAATCATTACATAAGCGAATATCAAAAAGCAATTGAAACAGAATGAGAAGGAAGTGAAAGTGTAGAACACCGAGCTTGACAAATAGAAAAAGCAAGAGGTAGATTAGAACAACTAACAAATAAACTTAATACTTTTACAGGAGTAAGTGCAGAAAATGCTATTGAATTAGAAAAAAATTCTGAGCTTGTATGGAATCTTGAAGTGGCTGAAAGCGAACTTTTAGCGGCACAAGATGCTTTAAACAAAGCACAATATGATTCTTCTGTAAGTCAAAAACAAATGGACGCATTGAAGAAAAAAGCAGAAGAAGCAAGAGTAAAAGTATTAAACTTAAGAAATGAATTAGCACAGACGGTATGAAAAGCTTTAGGAGAATTTACTAATAAATTAAGCAATTCTACTAATCCTATGATTGCTAAATTATGAAATTGACTTCAAAGTGTATGAGATAAATTAAAGTCTTTCTATAAACCTATGGAAAAAGCAACGGAGGTTATAGAAGAAACTTGAGAATCGGCTGAAGAAACTTGAGAAACTATTGTTGACACAAACACAATAATTTGAGCTTCTTATGCTTGAACTGCTAAAAAGATTTCAGAAGCTGAAAAGGAGATAGAGAAAGCAGATAAAGAACACGAGAAAATTATACAAGAGCTTATTGATTCATATAAGAAACTTGACGAACAAGACGCACAAAGTACTTTTAAAAAGATTTCAGAAGAAACAGACAACGCTTTTAAAAAAGCTACTTCTCTTGCTGGAGAGATAGAGAACCTAAACAATAAACTAGCCGACTTGTGAAATAAAAAAGATGATGATATAGCTGATGCTTTTCTTGACGCAGAAGAAAAAGCAAAATCATTGGAAAAAGAGTATAGCAATATCAAATATCTTGCTGAATGAATGAGTAAATCTCTCTTAGAAGACCTTTCTTGAGAATACGGTTGAATAGATGTCGATAAAATCAAAGAGTATATTGTGGCAAAAGAAACTATGGCTTCTGCATTTGCACAAGGTACAGAAGAAGAAAAGAAAAGTTTACAAGCTCTTATTGATTGAAGAAGGGAATACAACGAACTTAATAAAGTCGAACAAATTCTTTTTACTTACAATGCAGAAAAAGAAGAACTTGAAAAGCAAAGACAAGAGAAAATGGAAGCTTTTCAGGAGGAACAAGAAAACGTTCAAAGACTTGCTAAAGAGAAGATGAAATACGAACAAGAATATTTTGATAAATTGAATTATGATTATGTAAAAGAGAGAGAGATGTATGATTCATTGATTCAAAAAGCAAGAGAATTGGCGGCGGCTAGGGCAAGTGCTTGAATGGGTGTTTCATGAGCAAGAGCAGAATGAGGACCTGTTTCAGCTTGAAATACTTACCTTGTTTGAGAGAGAGGACCGGAATTGTTTGTTCCAAAAACAAGTGGGGAAATCGTACCGAATGAAGACTTAAACAAATGAAGTTGAGATATAAACATAACAATTAGTGGAACACAAGTAAATAATCAATCTGACATAGATTCGCTTGTAGATACTCTTATAAGAAGAATCAAATTAGAAAGAAACTTTTGAATTGCTTAACCAAAATAAAAAATGGATAGAATACTTTTAAATCAATGAGCATTATGAGGAGATGCTTATTCATCAATTGGAGGATGAGGAGGCGGAGAAATTATTGGAGATAATGGATTCGCTTTTGATTGATTCTCTTTGCATAGGGCAGACGGAACAATAAGGGTCAAGGCTTGTGATTATGATGATATTTGAGCTATGGATTTCAACACGTTCAAGAATCCAGATAATGATTGAGGCGGTGTTTTGAGTAAATACTACAGGACAAAGACTATCAATATCACGCTTTCTATTACTAAAGAAACAGAAGAAGAACTTGACGAGCTTATCGATGAATTGAAGTATAGGACCTCAAAAACTGAATGATATTTAGATATTTTCGTATGAGCTTTTCGGAGAAGGCGAACAGCTACGTTAACAAGCTTAAAATTCAATAGAAAATATTACAATATTACACGGTGCGGAGAAGTTCAACTTAGTTTCCAATGTACCAATCCACACGGACGAGGAAAAGAAATTAAAAGTCTGACTTTTCAATCTCTTTGAAGTGATTACACGGAAGAAATCCTTTACAATGGAAGTGCGAGAAGTGATTTCAAAATGACCTTTATTGTAAATACTGCAAGTGCAACAAAATTGACGGTAAAGGTTAACGGATACAAGCAAGAAATCACAACTAATATTTCCGATGGTGATATCATCACTTACGACGGAGAAGAAAAAGAAATCAAAGTAAACGGAGTAAATCAAAGATATAGTTGACCGTTTGAGCAATTAAAGAGAGGAATGAATAATATCAGAATACAGTTTGAGTGAACGATCAATTATGATTTATCAGTTATTTATAAAGAGAAATATCTATAATGAAAAAGTTTGATATAAAAATTTATGATAGACTGAAAGAATACAAGTTAACCATAAATCCTAATAAGATTATGAATGCTGTTTCTTTCAGTTCCAACCTTGACGGCTGACAATGAGAACTAAATCTGAATCTTACAACAGAAGTAAATATTGATTGTGGGGATATTATCGAGGTGTATTGCTATGATGATTTCAATAAAGACGGTATGCTTTTATATTGTGGTTTTGTATCTGAAGTAAATAATATTTATTCATCTTCAAAGACTTATAACAATGTAAAATGTTTATGAATTGGATCTTTGCTTTGAACATCCTACTATACAACCACTTGAACGGTATCTAAAACCATTGAAGGACATATCACCGACCTTGTAACAGATTATAACACGATTTATTGAACAACCATTTTCAGTGTCTGAACGATCGAGGATGAAAGTACTGTTGCTTTGGATTTCTCCGAAGAATGAACCTTTTTGGAGAAATTGAATGTAATCACAAAAAGTGGAGAAAACTACTTTTACATCAACCAAAACGGAGAAATAAACATCCTCAAAAGACCACAAGAAGCAACACATCTTTTGACTTATAAAAAGAATGTAGAAGAATTAAAACTTTCTTACAATATCGAATCAATAGTCAATCAATATAGAGTAACTGCTTATTGTGGTGGTGACGGTTGAACTTATACGAATGTTTATTCAGATAATAATTCAATATCACAATACGGAGTAAAAAGTGCTTATAAATACACTAAAGATTATTATTACAGGACTTGAGTTGATAATCGGGCAAATAGTCTACTTCAAGAAAATTCCACGCCTAAAAATAATACTCAAGTAATTGTGAACTCTGTTTATAACATCCTTTCAATTACTCCGTGACAATCAATAGCAGTAATGAATATTGATAGGAATATTGATAATCTCCAAATCAAAAAAATAACTTTTACATCTGAAAAACTTACTTTGATTTTGGAGGAAACGGAAAAATTCTCCGACTATTTACAATTTAATAAAGATAGAAATGATTAAGTACAACAACACAAACAATGCAAGTACTACTTTAACGGCTTGAATAAGTGCAAGTAGCACAACCCTAATTGTTGAAAATGGTGACATTTTGCCAACTGCTCCTTTTCTTCTTACTCTTGAACATTTTGATAATGAAAAAGTAACAGTAAGGGAAATCGTGAAATGTATAGCAAAAGTAGGGACAATTTTAACAATTCAAAGAGGGGCTTGAACTTGTGTTCAAGATGATTCAGCAAGTACCAAAGAACAAGGAAATTCTGCACACTCTTTTTCTGTTGGAGATTGTGCAAGTATTTATTGGACTTCAGAACAGGTTCAAGATATTCAAAACGAAATCGAAAAGAAACTTAATATTGACGACTTTCAGGCTTGAACTTATGTTTATGGTGCTACTTCTACTTGAACAGATGCTTATTCAATCACAATTCCTTGAACTCTTACAAGTTATGCAGTGGGGCAGGTTTTCAGATTTATGGCAGATGTAGATAACGAGTGAAACGCTACTCTTAATATTAACGGGCTTTGAGCTGTAGAAATTAGAAAAAACCACGATAAAATCCTTGATAATGGTGATATTGAAGCTGGTCAAATAGTAGAGGTTGCTTATGATTGAACTTATTTTCAAATGGATTCTCAAGTTGCTACAGTGGTCGATGTTGCTAGTTTATGAAATACACAATATAAAACTTGAGTTGCTGGAGAAGATTTAGAGGTTTGAGATTTATGTTGTTTAGTAGATTTTGAGAATGATTATTTTGAAATGAAACTTTTCTGAACAACAGAAAGTAGTGTAGAATATGAAGTAATAGGAAATGGTTGAAATGATAATTCTATTACTCTTTGGCTTTGAAGAAGAGGAAATTCATCTTGAGAAGATTTAGTAGTAGAATTATTGGACGGTGAAACGGTTATAGCAAGTAGTCAAATCACAAGGTCTTGATTAACAGAAGATACAACCGTTGAAACGGTTTGTAGTTGGTGAGAAAATATAGAAACAGAAAAAGGAAAGAGTTATACTTTGAGATTAAGAACTTATGATAATTCTGTAGATGTTGATAAAGGATTTTATTATAACAATAATAATCAAAATATTTGCGATTGGTTTACTTCTACCGGTAGATATGGTGTAGTTAGAGATTTAGTTGAATGAGACAACAGTTATTCAGGGGAGGTTTATTTATACTGTTGATACAATAACTCCCAAAGTTATAGCAATTGATGAAAAGTAACTTTAATATGAACAAATAATGTTGTTGAATATTCGTGGAGTGGTGATAAACGAGGTGCTGGGGCTGTCACACGTAAAATAAATGATTGAAATAGTGAAACTGTTTGAAGTGGTAACGAATGGGTTTATATCAGAATACCAGACGATAATTACACAAAAATAACTTTTGCAAAAAATAATATATATTGATGAGGTGCGCAACTGAGTAGAGCGTCAAGAAAACCAAATAATACAACTACATTGAATATAAAAGCAAATAATTTAAATTCAGAATTATTGTTCAAATGAAGTTGACACTCTTTATTTGTAAATACAACTACTGTTGGCAAATGAGAAACAACAATATGAGAATGCTGATGAATTAGTAATATTTTTGTTTGACAAAATTATGCATACAAATACACATCAGATAAAGCATTATGATATTTTGAAAATAAGAAATTAAAATATAAACCGAAATATTATCAACCATTACCAACACAGAATACTGATTTTTATCTTTGAAAAGATGCTATTATGGTATGCCAATTCTCACATACTATAAGTGCAAGAAGTTCGGCAACATTTAAAATAAAACAAGATTGAAGCGATTACAGAATTTGGAGTTGGTGAGGTTGAAGTTCTTGAAACTATTCAAATGAAATTTTCTTAAATCAAACTATGGAATATCGTCTCATATGATGACATACATATCAAATAGATTTTAATCCTTCAGCAATTAAAGAATTTTATCTTGTAGACTAAAAAAGAGGAGCAATCCTCTTTTTTAGTACGTACTATCTATTCATTTCAAGCATTTCCAGTTCTTTTATATCAATTTCACTAACTCATAAAACAGTTAATTATAACGTAAAAACGCTAATTTGTCAAATTTTAGGGTATTTTTTTGATAACTTTCATATATCATATTTTTTAAAAGTCAAGTATAATTTTAACAGCAAATGTTTATAACCGTTCTTGTGGTTAGACTTATAAGTAGAATCTTTTTAATACTTATATTTTTTACCAATGATAGAAAAATTTATCAATCGACTTACTATAAATAGAAATAGTCCAAAGAATACTACAGACAATTATAAAAGAGTTTTAGAAAAGTTTGACGATTTTCTCGTTAGCAGTTCCTTTTGAGAGGTTACCTTGAAGAATCCCGAAACGGTCAAGATGTATTTTATCGATCAATGGATAGCAATTCAAAGAGAAAAGAAATCAATAAAAACATGTAACTTGTATATTGGAGCAATAAGAAGTTTTTTTAGATTTTGCTTGTATATGGAATTACCAGTTCTAAACTACAAATGAATCAATTTTAGCAAAGAGCCGCAAAGGAACATAGAATATCTTAGTGATGAAAATATAGAGAGTATCTTTGAGTGAATAAAAAATAGACGCGTAAAAAATAAAAATCAGGAGTTAATCAAGATAAGAGATTTATGTATCGTTAAATTATTATTTTATACAGGTCTTAGAGTTTCGGAGCTTTTGAACTTAAAAAAAGAGGATTTAAAAGACGATATGATCCAAATCATAGGGAAAGGATGAATCCATAGAGTAACGTTTCTTAAGAGATGAACAGAAGAAAGAAAACTTATAGAGTATTACTTGCGATTAAGGAACGACGACTACGAGCAGTTATTTATAAATCATAGTCACAACGAGCCGTGAAAACTCTCAAGGAATGCAGTTGAAAGCATGGTAAAGAAAGAATGAGCAAAGATAGGAATAAAGGTTCGACCTCATATTTTTAGACACTCTTTCGCTACAAAACTAATCAGAAAAAAAGCTTCAATTTTTCATGTCCAGAAGCTATTGTGACACAAAAACATTCAAACAACTCAAAACTACTTATGATGTCTGGACAAAGAGCTTGAAGAAGTGCAGGAATTAGTGAAAGAAAAATTATAAAAAAATTACACTGTCATAACACTGTCTTTACACTGTTTGAACAGTGTCTTAACATTGTCTTAACATTGTCTTATCACTGTTCGAACATTGTTTGAACACTGTCATAACACTGTCTTTACACTGTTCGGACACTGTTTGAACACTGTTCGGACACTGTAATTCAATAGATAAGAACTAGTAAAACTCAGAAAAATGTAAAAAATGCACCTTATTGATATATATATATAGTATATATATATTAGTATATTAAGTAATAAATAAACATATATACATAATAAATAATCATCATATATTTTCTTTTTGGTACTTTTTCTTTTAAAAAAATTTTTCTGATTCTTAAACAAAAAAATAGTGATCAAAAAAAAGATAGGGTAGTGGTAGGAGGGAAATTTTTATGGAAATAGATAGGGTAGTAATAAACCAGTCAAGGACTACTCTTTCTTTATTTCTTTAAATACGCAGTATTTGAAACAATAGGTAATACCTGTTATTACTTAATTTTGATATTTTTTTGAAAAAAAATTTATAAAATTTATCAACTTTTTGTCAAGTTTTCAGAATTTTAATAGTTCTGAACTAATGAAAAAAAAGTGAAGATTTTCTTGCAATTTATTTTTTTTAGACTATAATATAGTTGTTATTGAAAGTGAATAGATTTTTCGTCTAGGTTTGCATAAGATACATAAGTAAATCCAAACGATACATCAAAAGCTTTCGGTAATATATCGAAGGCTTTTTTCTTAGTCTAACCAAAGATTCTACAAGAAAGAAGTTAAAGATATTGGAGTGATAACCATGTCTTATAGCTTGTTTATATAAGGTGGTGGGAAAATTATCACTCCTCCTACTACCCTATATAAGCAGGCTTTTTGTTTATGTAGGTAGAAATCTTTTATTTTCTAACCTATAAGGAAATGTATGAAATTTTCGACAAGGGGAACTGAAGGAACTTCATTTGATACAAAGACGGTGAATGTTTCGAGTTCGTAAAAGAAGGGGGGAGGATTTACTTGGCAGAGTTAAAATTTGATCGGTGACTCTGTGCTATGGGGAATCCTCTCGTCTACTGAAAAGACTTTATCTATTGAACCAATTAGATGAAAAGAGAGACTTATGACATTTTAGTTTCTCAGTTCGATTCTGACCCTGTAAAGTGATATGAAGTTTTTAAGGCTTTATTGCTTGAAATGGTAAACGAATCAGAACAAAGGAGTGAAAGAAGAAAGAACGCTCCAAAGAAACAAGGTTCTACCAAAAAGAAATCTGAAACTTCTGAAACTACCACACACACCACACACACCACACACACAACAGAAGTTAAAGAGAAAACAGAGTTTGAGAAAACGCTTGATGAGTTCATAAAGATGAGGAAAGCAATAAAGAAACCTCTCACGGAAGAATGAATCAAACTTGTAAAACAAAAACTCGAAAAAATGTATCCGTGAAACGAGGCTTTACAAATACAAGTCTTACAAAATTCAATTTCTAATTCACGGCAAGGAGTCTTCCCTTTAAAAGAAGGTAAAGAGAAAATCGATCAGAATAGCGAGCTTGTGAAAAAGTATAAAGAACAAGCTAGGCAAATCAGAGAAAAAGCAATTTTAGATGAGATTAACAAATACAAAAATGACGGAAATGAAAAGTCTATGAATGCCACCTTTGACCGAAGAGCAGAAATGCAGTGTTAGAGAATACTTTAAGAACGGAGCAAAGGAAAACAAACCTCAAATGTTCATCCGATACGGCAGGATGAAAAACGGATGAGAAATAATTGAGAAAGCCGAGCAAATGATAAAAGAGGCACAACAAAGGAAAGAAGACAAATATAAGTATTTCATGAATAAACAAATCAAAGAGAACATGGAAGCTTATAAACAAAGATTTCAGGAAGAGGGTAATTATCAATTATTAAAACTTAACCACTGGGAAGATTGAAGGACTATGGTATTATGAATTGAAGGAATGTTCGATATTGAAACGAAAAGACAAAAGCGAGAACAAGTAATAGAAATTGAAGAAAGAAGAAATCCTACATATTTTCAGGAGGTAGCAAAAAGATTTAACGTTAACCTTTATTAAAATGAAAGATTATCTAATCAAACGAGCTAAGAGAGCTAAACAAAAATTTAATTGCGATGGATTCTATGCGTTTGAGATAGCGAGAGCGTATGCACAATATCTAAACGAAATAGAAGTCGATGACGAATGCGTAGGGTTCGACGAATTTATGAACCAATATGAATAGCTTTATATTTTAAAAACATACACGATGAATGAAAAAAACCTATTTCAAAAAATCAATGAAGTTAAAAAACAACTTCTTACAGCTAATCTAAAAAAGAGCTGAAAAAACAAATTTGCAGGATATGATTATTTTGAATTGTCTGACTTCTTACCTTTTATAGTGAATGCTTGTAATGAAGTTTGAATCTTTACAAGTGTTTCTTTTACGGAAGAAGTAGCAACTTTAAAAGTTGTAAATTGTGAAAATCCAGCACAATTTATTGAAATCACTTCTCCAATGAAAGAACTTGAATTGAAAGGATGTAATCAGATTCAAGCTTTAGGATGAGTTGAAACATACCAAAGAAGATACCTTTATATGAGTTTGTTTGATATTGTTGAAAATGATATGTTCGATTCAACAACTACAGAAGAAAAGAAAGTAGAACTTAAAAAAACAACTCCTGAAAAATCTAAGAAATTCCTTGAAGATTTTAAAAAGACTTGTGATACAATTGATATGAATGATAAAGAAGCCGTTGAAGATTTACTTTGAAAGTGACGTCTTTTACTTCCTATCTTACAAGAGCAGGACAAAAAAGAATTGACTGAATTATGCGTAGGAATTAAAGAAATTTTAGACTCTAACGCTAAAAAATGACAATAGAAACAATGCTAAATATAAACGAGGAGTTCAAGAAAAAAGGACTCCTCCTCTCAAGTGAGGACTTATTCGATCGACTAAGACTAAGGGACGATATGAAAACAGAAAGCTGAAAAATCCGTCAAGAATACATCCTAGAGAAGCTTGAAATGGACAAAAAGAAAGCAATGAGAACAATCGAGCTAAAAGCAGTAACCGACGATAAATGAAAATGACTTACTGAGAAAGCAATAGACGGAAACATAAGAAAAGAGTTCTTTGATGATGAAATAGCTTTGAGTACAAAAAAGGCAACGTATGAGCTTTTATATGAAAGAGCCGAAAGCATTATAGACTTTATAAACGTTGTAAAACTTAATTTAAAATCAGAATTATAATCTTTTATTCTTAAACAAAATACACAATGACAGAAAGCGCAACAAAAATAATAAAAATAGTTTTAGTGATTATGGCACTAATTGGATTAAGTGGAATTATCCTTGCTTGTTGAAATAACAGCAAGGAATCAGAAGCACAAGCAACCGTAAAAGAGCTTGTACAATTGAAAGACCAAAAACAAAAATGTAAGGATTCCTTAAATTATCAAGAGACTATTGAAGAATATAGAGGTATTCTCCATTGTGGAGATAACGACGAAAGGATAGCAGAACTTAAAAAGATTCTTTCAGAAACTCTTTTAAATGATTACGAACAAGTGGATTCAATAATCATGCACAAACAGCTTGAAAATATAGCAAGTAGTACATGAAACAAATCCGAACAGTTATTGGGTTTAATGTTGAGTGAGTAAACACTCCGACAAAAAATCTCTCCAAAGTTGAAACAAAAAAAGAAAATGCAGAAAATTTTGAGGAGAAAATACAGGTAATACCACAAGCAGAAATAAAAAGAGAAGAAAAAAAATCTGAAGTCGAACAATTAACCGTTGAAGAAAAAAAGAGCCAAATTTTCAAAAAAGAGTATAAAGAGAACGATGAAAGAAATCAATATATCCAATATGCTTATGAAAAAGGAGGATTTGATTTAGTTCTTCTTATGGAATGCGAAAATTCAACTCGAAATATGTATAGACAAAGCGAAGTGGTAAAGAATGGAAGGAGAGAACCGAGCTATTGATTTTGTATGATAGACCGTGACTTCCATAAAAACATAGTCGACGATTCACGTTTTCGGAATGATCGAAAACGACAAATAGATAAATGCTATGAATTGCGAAAAGGGGGAACGAAATTCTATTGACCTTGAAGATACATAGCAAAGGCAGGGATGAAATGTTCTGAATATGTAAAAGATAGATTTACTTTTAACTAATACACAATGGAAAATTTAAGAATCACAAAAAAATATACAAAAAGAAAAGAAGGGCGAGAAAGCCAACTAATCATAAAACGGAAATGAAACGAGATAGAGGAAATAAACGAGGAATCAGAAAAAGTATTTAATGCAATAAAAAAGAATGCTCCAGCTTGTATGAAAAGAGCGATGAAAGATTTAGATAACGAAGATTAAAACAATGAAAGTCAAAGAACTAATCGAACTCTTGCAGAAGCAAGAACAAGAAAAAGAAATCAGATTTAGATACTTTTATAGAGGACAAGATAACGATGTATACAATACAGACGGAGATATTGAAGAAATCCTTGATAAAGTATACATCACAATAAAACGATGAGATTAAAAACCTTGTATGGTGCGTAAAAACTATTTTATTTCTTAATAAAAACAACAATGGAAATCGAAATTACAGCTATTCAAAAGCCAGTAGAACAAAAAGACGAAATGTTTTGATTTGAATTTGAAGGGAATCAAGTAAGATTTCTCTGAAAAACTTTAGACCCGTCAATTGCTTCTTGAGTATTCTTGCTCTATGATAGAGTAAAGAAAGCAAGAGAGCAAAGAAAAAGGAAACGAACATAGCGAAAGAGTATTATAGTTGCAAAGATAGAATAACACAACAAAGAGAATATTTGAACGGACTAATTAGAAAAGCAGAATACCTTGAGATTCAAAACAAGGCATTGATAGAATATGTAAAGAAATTAAAGACCGCCAAACACTAAAGATACCAGCAAGACCTGAGCAAGTCTTAAAAAGGCTTATAGTCAGAAACATAGGACGACAACCTATGCGATATATAAACAGACTTTGGAGTTTATGCTTATATATTGAAATGAAGAACTCCGGTTTGCGACAGCTTTTAGGTTGCTTAGACCTTAGAGAGTTACCACGCTCAAACGTTCTGTGTAAGACGTAACGACCTGAGCAAGTCGCTATAAACTACTTGGAGAGTAAAAGGCATAAGGAGGAAACAAAATCTTTCATACCAAAAAAACTAAAGTTGAAACTAACATAAAGCTATTCATAAAAAATAAAAATCTCTTTTGCTCTCCTTCTCCTCCTTATGAAACGTTTATTTCTTAAATAAAAAATAATGTTCGATGAAGAAATCCACTCCAATAGTGAAGGAGAAAATGAAACGTATGAAGATTTTAAATTCCGACAAGCAGTAAAAGAACTTGCTGAAGTAATAGCAGGAAGTATAGCAGACTTTTTAGATGATTGAGAAAATAATGGAAACAATTGAGATACCAAATAATATGACTGATGAAGAACTTAATAAGGTTCAAGAACATCTTAGCCCTATGGATTTTCAAAGATTCCTTGAAGAATTGGAAGCGTCCCACAGTTTGAAAATAGAGGATATATTGAATGATACGCCAACCGTCGATCCTAGAGGGTATTCTTTAGAATAGTAAAAATGGGGGAATGCGAATATATCTAATCAATAACTACAAATACATCTCATCCGTTCAAGCGTTACAGTATTATGAAAGAATCTTACACGTACAAATCCAGTGAAGAGCAAGAAAGAAAGTAAGAAGTACTTATCATTGTTTGATAAATGGAGATATGAAACAAGCCGAACATTTCCGAAAACAGTTTGAGCAGTCAATGAAAGAACAGTATGGAATAAAGATTTAATCTTTTAAAACAAAATGAAAAAGAAAAGAGTAGAGTACGACGTGCATCACTTAATAAATCGTTGTAATGGATGAAGTAACGATCCATCCAATTTGATAACGATGAAAAGAAAGAAACACGAGGCTCGACATCTACTCTTTGAGAATCTAGGATTCAAGGAGGCGTTGATAGAACTCTTTTTAATGGGGGAAAAGTGTTTGAAAGACTGACCGATAAAAAGAGAACTCCGAGAATGTTTGCAGAATGTAGATTATAAACCATGAGTATTTAAAGAATAGGAATGTAACCGCCGAAAAAAGAGTGCAGGGTAAGGAGTAATGGAAACATTATTCAAGGGTGCGAAATTCCCTTCATTGAATCCCGACACGTCCTACTGCGTTGTGTATTTGTTAAAGCAAGAATAGAATGAATTATCATGGAGTGAGTAGGCACTCCTTTAATAAAATCAGATTTTTACTCTTTATAAAAACAAAATGCTAAAACCTATAAGAAAATGTAAACAAGAGCCAAAACGAAAAGTAAGGGTAAGAAAAAACGGAAATCTCCGAGAAGCTACAGTAGACGGAATCTTTATGATATTTCAGGAATGAAACAAACAAAGACTCCTTGAAGAAATTGATGATTATTTGAAGAAGTTGGGAGAAGTAGAGAAAGCAGAAATAAATATTGAAACAGAACAGAAAAGGAGCTGGAGAACTTATCCAAAAAAAGAAGAAAAATCTGATTTTATTGATAAAAAATAAACAATGGAACTAATCATAATAAGTGCAAAAGATAAAAAATATCTTCCTAGAAAGCAAACAAAAGGAGCGTTTGCTTATGATTTATCGAGTAGGGTAAACGATACAATCGAACCTTGAGAAATCAAACTTATTCCTACATGAATAAAAGTAAGGTTACCTGAAAATGTTTGAATGCTTGTTTATCCTAGAAGTTCTTTACCTATCAAAAAAGGGCTTATTATGGCGAATAGTGTAGGAATTATTGACTCAGATTATAGGGGAGAGGTACATTTACAGTTAATGAATGTAACTTGTAATCCTATTGATATTGTAGACGGAGAAAGGTACGGTCAAGCAGTATTTCAAGGGGGAGAGTTACCTTATATGATAGATGAAGAATTAGATTCATTTGATACATTTGAGGAAAAGTACCCAACAGAAAGAGGAACAGGAGGATTCTGAAGTACATGAAAATAATTTATTCTTACATGTAACTAATGGACGAATACATAGAAGCAAAAGAAAGTATTCATACACAAGACGATTATAGATGTGATGAATACACGGTAAGTCTACCAAGTAAACTCTTTAAAGAGATAAAAGAAGCAGATAGTTTTGTAAAAGCTTTTTACTGAAGTCCAACCTATGTAATGAAAGAGATAGAGGGGAAATGGGAAGAAGTGAAACCGAAAACAACTGTAAAATTTATCACGGAGGAGAAAGGAAGGCTTTGGTACAGAATCAAGCAAGAGCGAGTTTTACCTAAAAAGGAAGAATGAATAAATTAGATAAGACATACAAGAAAGCGGTAGACTTGACAGAAAAAATAAAGATTCTACTCCAAAGAAAAATCGATGATTGTGAGAGTAGGTTATATGAATACAGAAAAGAACTAAAAGAAGTAGAAAGAGAGAGGGAAGAAATAGATTTACTTTATAAAAAGTCTGATGATAGAGACAAAAAATTGGAATGATAATTGTGAAAAGTTTAGAGAGATGTTCCACTTTGAACTAAAAGATGTTTCAGAGATAGCTGTATATCAATGAAAAATACTAATCTCATTAGACATCTTTAAGTTCGAGGAGAGGATGAAAAAGAAGTGATACAAAGAAGATAAATCTCTAAAAGATTTTGTGAAAGAAACATATTGAGAAGAAGCTAATATTTTAATTGATAAACTGTTATAATGAAAGACTTAAATATGAATTGTCTGACTCTTAATAATGCTATATTATACCTAGTAGACGAGTTCTGAAAAAAGTATTACGATTGAGAGTTCCAAATGTCACGAGTGGAGTGGCAAGATGAAGAATTACACTATAATTTTGAGATGAATCAGGATTATTGGAATATAGACCAGGTATATACTGCTTTATGGTTTGATATTCCTGAAGATATACTCTTTGAATGGAAAGAATACTCTTTAGATTACTATACAAGAGAAGTTAAAAAGAAAAAACCAGATCCATTTATGAATTTAAAGAACTTTTACTTTATGAAAAAAGGGGATGGTAAGTAATACTCTCTTTACTTCAAATACAGAGGAACGATATACTCCAAAAGACTTCTTTGAAGAAATCAATAAAGAGTTTTGATTTACTCTTGATCCTTGTGCAACGAAAGAAAATCATAAATGTGAAAAGTTTTACACGAAAGAGGAGGACGGATTAAAACAAAGTCGAGATAATGAAATTGTGTTTTGTAATCCTCCATACTGAAAAGAAATTAAAAAGCGAGTTGAGAAGTGAAGTTTAGCAAGGGGGGGATGTCGTTATGCTTTTACCAGCGAGAACAGATACCCAACGATTTCACAACTTTATTTACTGAAAAGCAGAAATCAGATTTATCAAAGGTCGTTTGAAATTTGGAGGAGCGAAAAACTCTGCACCGTTTCCGAGTATGCTTGCAATATTTAGATCTAAAAAAGAAAAATGAATAACATCCGAACAATAAAAATAGACGGTCAAGAGTTCGTACCGTATAAGGACTACCTCAGGTTAAAAGATACAGCACACGAAGAATTATCTTACTTGAAAGAAGTCGCCGAAACTGTAAAGGAATTAGAACAGGAGAACGAAAAACTCAAAAAAGAGAAACAAGAGCTTGAATATCTTTGAGATATAAACGAGGAAGTCAAGCAAGAAAATGAAAAACTGAAATATGTTATAGATTCAGTAATGGAGAAAGCAGGTATTGAATATATAAGATTAGCTGATTGAGATGTGTTTATGAATCCAAAAAATAAACTTCAAATTTCAGACACAATACAGATTGATATTTTAAATGGTAAACAATAAAAATGAGGAGCTGATATTTTGACAAGAAGATAAGGAGTGAGAGAATAAAAGCAAAGATAAAACTGATTAACCGAAGACAGAAAGTCTATGAATATAGATATTTATTAGATTGGAAGAACTGATACCGAATATTAAAAGATCGCAAAGAGAAACCTCTCTATTTATCAAAAAGAGATTTACACTAATCAGATTTATATTCTTACTTTATACCTATGGAAGAACTAATCAGACTTTTACTTTCTTTTTTAAAAGATGAATAAAGAACTCATAGAAACTTTAGTTGTCTTAGGTGCAACAATCATTGTCTTTTTACGAGCTTATTTCTGACAGTAAATGAAATCTAAATCAAGAAAGGATTATATAAAGGAACTTGATAAACGATTCTCTTATTTCATCAGATTAAGAGATTGTGACAGTAAAGGTTATATAGTCTGTCCTTTATGTTGAAAAAAGATCCATCGAAAAAAAGCTCAAAACATGCACTTCATAAAAAGAAGTGTCTTGATGTATAGATGGTGTGAATATAACTGTTGGGCTTGATGTGTATGATGTAATGTAATATTGAATGGAAACTATATCATGTATACTATGTTTATGATCAATAAGTTCTGAAAAGAAAAGGTTGAGGAAATGATAAACAATAAGAATAAAGTCTTTAAAATCTCTACTGCTGAGATTATTGAGAAGATTGATTATTATAAAGAAAAGGTAAAAGAATTATGTATTGAAAAAAACTTGACTTTATAATTTTAAACATTAAAAAGATAAAAAAAGAAGTCGCAATCTTTGTGGCTTCTTTATTTTTTAAAATAAAAAATGCTAGAAAAAACTAAACCTAAAAAGAGGAAAGATCCTAGAGGAAGACCAACGGTATTCACTCAAGAGAAACTCCGTAAATTATTTAAGGCTTTAGAGGATTGATTAACAGATGAAGAGGCTTGTTATTATGCTTGAGTTTGAAAGACCGCATATTATGACAGGAAAGCTAAAGATGAAAAATTTTCGGAGGAAGTTACTAAGGCTAAAAACTATATGCAAAACTGTGCTTTATGAGTAGTAAAAGCAAGTATCCAACAATGAGACGAAAAAGTCGCTATGTGGTACTTGGAGAAAAAACATAAGGACTTCAAGAAAGAGCCGACTACTATAAAGACCACTTCTGAAGAAACATCAGATTGAGATAAATCTTTAACGATTGAAATAGTATGAATAGAGTAAAAATCCAATTAACTGACAATCAGAAAAGAGCTTTAAAATGTCTCTTTGATGATAAATATCAGAATGTATGATATGGTGGAGGAGCTTGATGAGGTAAAAGTTATCTAGGAGTTGTATGGACTTGGATGATGTGCATGAAATACCCTTGAATTGTATTCGCTTTTGTCCGTGATACTATCAAGAACTTGAAAGCAACAACGGTTGTAACTATGGAAAAGTTTTATGCTGACTATAACATACCGCAAGAATACAGAGGAGTATTGAATGAACAGAAATCTATCATCCAATTCAAAAACGGAAGTATCATCAGACTTTTAGAAGGTTGTTTTTATCCCTCTGATCCATTGTATAACAGATTCTGAAGTTTGGAATTGACTTGTGCTTTTATAGAGGAAAGTGCTGAAATCCCTTATACTGCTATTGAGTATGTAAGATCAAGGACAGGAAGAATGAAAAATAAGGAGTACGGAATAAAACCAAAAATCCTTGAAACATTTAATCCTAATCCATGACATGTATACGAGAGGTACTATTTAGGGAAGTGATGAGAAAACAGTATCTTTATAGAAAGTCTTGTAAATTCCAACAACTTCATCTCTGAATACTATGTAGAGAATCTTAATCAATTATCAGAAGGGATGAAAAAAAGACTTTTGAGAGGAGAGCGAGATTTCGATGATAATGTTTGGATGATGTTTAGAGCGAGTGACATGGAGGCTTTACGAACTAATGAGGAAAGTTGAGATACTTATTATATCATTTGTGATGTTGCGAGATTCTGAAAAGATACCACAAGGATCAGTTTATGGAAAGGAAATACACGGCTTAGAGTTCTGACTTATGAGAAATCAAGTGTTGAAGAAACTAAAACAGCAATTCTTCTCCTTGCTGAACAATATGGAGTGGATCATAGGAACATTATCATTGATAGTGATGGAGTATGAGGATGAGTAGTTGATGGGATCAGTTATGCAACAGGATTTGTAAACAATGCAAGACCTGTTGAAACATGAACAAAACAGAACTATGGAAACTTGAAGTCACAATGTGCATTTGAACTAAAAAGAAGGTTAGAAAATCATGAGATAGCGATAAGGCGAGATCATGAAGAAAAAGACAAAGATTGGGAACTCTTAAAACAAGAAATGATGAATACCTATATTGATGAAAAGAGTATTGATGGGAAAACGAAGATTGAGGCGAAAGAGAAAATGAAAGAGAGAATAGGAAGAAGTCCAGATTTATTAGATACTCTTATTATGAGAATGTATGGATATTTAAGAGGACTTAATGATATAGATACTTATTTATCTTCTATTACAAGGTAAATGAAAACAGAAAAAGAACTAAAAATCAGAAAGGGATTCAAGGTAACGGATGAGATTGTCCAAAAAGTATTGGGAGAATATCATCACGGTTATACTGCGAACAGAAGTAAGAATAGACACTTTGAAAATCAAAGAGATTTATTCTGAACGAATAACGATAAGGAAAAGCTAAAGAGTAACATCTTCTGGAGTTGTTTAAGAACAATTCAGGCAACTTGTGTGGTAAATAGACCAGATGTAAGATGGGAAGATGAGGATTGTTTACGAAAGCAAGAGGCAAGAAACTTTTCCAACATGTATAAATACGATTATATCAAAAACAATTGGGACTTCTTAATGTATATAGGAGTAGAAGATATCGCAAAATTTGGAAAGAGTGTATTTCTCTTTAATGGATGGGACGATAAAAAGAAGATTCCAACGATTGAGAGAATTGATCCAAGATATGTTTACCCATACAATGAAGGAGGCTTACTTGTAGAAGATTATCCTTTCTTCTGATTCGATAGAGTTTTGAGAGTGGAAGAATTGGAGAAAATAGAATTTGCAAACGATGAAAAGAAGGATCGAGTGTTACATAATTATGATGACTATTTAGCATCTATCAAAACAAACGATGCTTTTTACAGAGATATTTGTACGTTCTATGATAAAGACAGTTGAAACTGTACTCTTCACTATCATTACACGTATATAAAGGACGAGTTGTATTTATTCCTTATGTTGTGAGATTGTATTCTTGACGTGTATGAAGTACCAGAAACGAATAATAAAATCCCTGTAGCAGTAGCTTGATTTAATTATCTTGCAGATGATCGATGGGGACAAAGTCTTATGGATATTGTAGAAGATTCTCACAGAACAGAACAACTCTTATTGAATCTCTTTAAAATTAAAGTAGTGAGAGAGGCAACAGGAGGGAATGTATTCATTGATGAGGAAATCTTCATGAAAAATGCTAATTCTTTCAAGAATCAGTCAATAAAAAACAGACGATTCCCTGTAAAAATGAGAGACCTTACACAACCTATACAAAACATGGTGTATGAGTTACCTCAAAACCAAGTATCATGAGATATTTATAATCTCCTTGATATGACAAAGAACAAGGCAATGTCTGAATCATTTGTAACAGCACAAGGGCAAGGATTGGGACTTTCAGACAATAGTAATCCTTGAACAGCAACAGAGAGCAAGATCCAAAAGATGAATGCTAACATGATAACATCTTTACAGAATAGTATTCTTGCTTATGGAACAGAGGAATTTGCAGAGCTTTACAGAGATTTCATTGTTTACTACCGAAAGGCAGGAGAAAAGAAAATCAGAGTAATCACTAAAGGACTAAGTGGAACATACAAGAAACTTACAAAAAAGGATATTTCTTGAAACTTCAATGCGGTATTATTTGATCCTGTACAGCGAGATATTGAAGCACAAGAGAAGAAACAGGCATTGATGGAACAATACAACATGCTTGTAAATGATCCACAAACTCCTCCATTTCTCCTCAATAATATCAGAAAACTTATAGGATATTATAACGGATTGGATGAAAACGAGCTAGACGAAATCAATATCTTCGATGCAGAAGAATATCAATGTAGAATGGATATTGAACTTCTTAATAACAACGTGGATATTTATATCCCTCCTCAATGTGATGTACAAAAGAGGCTATGGTACTATAACAAGGCAGAGGAAACTCCGGCTAAGTTTAGAGCATTACAAGCCCTTAAGTATATGATCCAACAAGGATTGTGACAGCAAGAAGTAAATACCGCAATGCAGCCTAAAGTAGATCAGAGCATTAAGAACATGAACAATGAGGAACAGTTATTGAATGTAAACGGAATTGGTAATATTTAGTTTTTAATTTCTAATTATAACAATGGGATTCAAAAAGAAAAACATTGAAACAGGAAAGACGGAAGAAGTACAAAATGTAGAACTTCCTGAAACTCCTAAAGCAAAAGTCATTGGGACTATTGGAGGAACAGTAGTAAAGCAAGGACAAGGATTTATCAAAACAAAGGTATATCGTGGGACTATTCCTATGTATATCTTACCAGATGAATTAAGACAGTATCTTCAAAACAAGGGATTTTGAACGAATGTCTGGGAGAAGTCAAAAGAATGGCTTGAAAAACATCATGCAGACATGGACAAAATCAATGAATTAAAAAAGTTTATTTCAGATAGATATCACTAATGAGTTGGCAAGTGATGGATGAGATCGAGTCAATGTATCATTACAAGGAGAAAGAAGAAGTAAATGATACAGAAATCAAAAGAGCTAAAGAGATCAGAAATACAAGATTATATTTCGATAATCTCATAAGAATCTACTGTAGAGAAAACAAAAAAGCAGTATTTGAGATCACAAAAGAAGAAGTCTCTGAAATTACAAAAAATTATACAGCACTTCAAAAAGAACTCTTCATCAAACAACTTATAAAGAATATAGAAACGAACTTTTGAAAACCTATTAAAGTCTTGCAAGAGACAAAAGATATCGCTTTATTTCATAAATAATATCACAAAATGATGAATTTTGAAAACCTTTGAGACATTTCTTTCTTCGAGAGAATGGAGAAAAGAGAAAGAAACATCGATAAAATGTCAGAAGATGAAAAAAATCTCTTGAGAAATCCAGATGATGAAACGATCTTACAATTAAGATCATTGAGAGAAAATGAAACCTTTAATAAATTGATGGATATGGCAGAAATGCTTTTCGAAGATATGTCTATGAATGTATTAAAATCTGTTATGGCTTACACTTCTAAAAAAGCAGATGGATATACAATCCTTGACCTTAATGGTGCATTTCTATCATGACTTAATGTTATGTTTAAAATGGTAAATCAATTCACCTCACAAGAAATCGAAGAAAAGAAAAAAGAAGTGAATGAGGCAGAAATGGAACAGATCGAAGGTAAAAAAGAAGACTAAAACAAACATAAGATTG